CAATGAAATTCGACTAGGAAGGGGAACCCACATGGAGTTCACCGCAATGGACGCGCTCGCGTACCGCTCCCTCGGAGCGGACGAGTACGCGCAGCGCCGCGCCGAGGTCATCGGGTACGCACGCGAGCTGCCCGAGGACGCGACGGCCGAGCAGGCCGAGGCCATCGACGCCGAGCTCGGCTTCATCGAGGCTGAGGACGAGCGCCGCGCCAAGCTCGCCGAAATCGAGCAGCGCAACGTAAGCAAGGTCATCGCCGGGTCGGCAACGCCCGTCGAGGCCGTCGAAGTCAAGGAGGAATCCGCAATGGAACGTGCAGCCAACCTGGGCGAGCACTTCGCGGCATACGTGAAGGAGCGCGGCCACGAGAAGAGCTTCCATCTGGTAGCGCCCGCGTACGAGATGCGAGCAGCCACCGACGTGCACACCGCACCGCAGGTCGTCGAGTACGACCGCAGCGCCATCGTGCCGCCCCTGAGCACCAATGTGCTCGACCTGTTCGCCCGCGAGACCATCGAAGGCAACGCAATCACCTACTTCGTCCAGGGCGAGATGGAGGGTGCTCCCGCCGTCACCGTCGAGGGCGCTGCCAAGCCTCAGGTCCACTTCCCGAACGACCCGAAGACGGTCTCGCTGAAGAAGATCGCCGGCATCGTCAAGGAATCCGACGAGCTCATCGACGACGCCCGCTGGCTGGCCTCCGTCATCAACGGCCGACTGCTCAACGAGCTGAACCGCGTCCGTCAGGCAACCGTCATCGCCGACATGCTGGGCACCAGCGGACTGGGCGCCGCAACATCCGCAGACGACGCAGCCGCCATCGCCGACGCAATCGACCTCGCCATGATGAACGTCATGGACGACACGGGCTTCGAGGCAGACGGCATCATCATGACCCCCGCCCTGTGGCACACCCTCAACGTGGGCAAGACCACGGACAAAGACTACTACGGCGACGGCTACTTCCGTGCGCCGATGGCCCGCTCCCTCTGGGGCATCCCTGTGGCCGTCAACCCCGCGATGACCGCCAACCACATCGTCGTCGGCTCCTTCAAGGGCTGCGCGTCCCTGGTCGGCAAGGCCGAGGGCGTCACCGTCGAGTCCACCAACACCGACACCGACGACTTCCAGAAGAACCTCATGACCCTGCGCGCCGAGTGCCGCGAGGTCGTGTGCGTCCGCCAGCCGTCCGGCTTCATCAACATCACGGTCGGTGCATAACCATGATGCGCGTCTACAAGATGCCAAACGGGCGCACGTACCAGTACGAGGAGGGCAAGCAGCCCGCCGACGCAGTGCTGGTCGAGCGCGCCGCAGAGCAGCCCGAGACGCCCGAGAAGAGGGCGTCGAGGGTCGCGGCACGCAAGCGCACGTCCAAGAAGGCACAGGAGGCTTAAATGGCCATGCTCGATGACGTGAGAATCGCATTGCGCACCGTGACGGAGAGCACCGACCCGGAGATACGGGTTTACATCAACTCCGCTCTTTCCCAGATGAAGAGGAGGGGCGTGAACCCCGAGTATCTTACCGAGGACGCAAACGACGGCGATTACTACGATGACGTGGTAGACGCCATCTTCTGCTATTGCAAGGCGAGGTACGGGCGCGACATCGAGGCGAGCGAGCGCAACGCCTGCATGTCGGCGTTCAATTCCATCGTCGCGGGCTTTCTCAACGGCAAGCAGAACGTCCACTACGTTCTCGATGGGGAGGGAGAGTAGTGGCTGGGTGGAGCGACACCATCGTCCTGCGCGACGTGACGAGCGCCGTCACGGTCGACGAGTACGGCATCGAGCGCGAGGGCGAACCGGTGGACACCGAGGTGTTCTGCAACCCGTGGTACACGGGGCTGGACACCTGGGCCACCGCCGCCCAACTGGGGCCTAAGATCGCGGCCCGCGTGGAGGTCAAGACCATCGAGTTCGAGGAGCGACCCTACACGCAGGCCGTCTACCACGGGACGGAGCTGGACATAGACCAATCGAGCAGGCAGGGGTTGGAATCGACCATCCTGACGCTCTCAGAGCACGCGAGGAACGAGTAGATGGACCGCTTCATGGCAAGCTTCGCAGAGATCATGGACAACATCCAGGAGGTCTCCGACGACGCCCTGAAGGCAGGCGTCCAGGCGGGCTGCGAGCTTGCCAAGGACGAGTGGTCGGCCGGTGCGCCCAGGGACAAGGGCGACTACGCCAAGTCCATCCGCTTCCGCGTGGAGGGCAGCGGCCGGGAGGTGCAGGGCCACGTCTACTCGAAGATGCCCGGCATCCCGCACCTCGTCGAGAAGGGCCATGCGAAGGTCGGCGGCGGCAAGACGCGTGCCATCGAGCACATCGCGCCTGCAGCCGATGACGGCTTCGAGCTTGCCGAGCAGGTAATCCTCGCGACGTTGGGGGCAAGGCTATGAGCGTGCTCGAAGACGTGTACGCCGCCCTCACGGCCCTCGGCATCGAGGGGCGCTACGAGGCGTACCCCGTGGGCAAGGCCCCTGCAACGCCGTTCTTCGTCTACCAGGTGGACGATCGCGGCGAGTTCTACTCGGATGACGGCACATACGCGGAGCTTCCGCACATCCACGTCGAGCTGTTCGAGACGGTATCCGACCCCGACTTGGAGGCAAGCGTCAAGGCTTCCCTCGAAGGGGCGTTCGGCCCCGTCGAGAGGGTCGGCTCGTGGAGCCAGAGCGAGATGTGCCACATAGAGCAATACGACTTCACCTATACGAAGGAGGAAGAATAATGAGCGATTCCAAGGGAGTACGCTTCGGAATCTCCAAGGCGCACTACGCGCTTTACACCGAGGGCACCGGCAGCACTGCCGGCACCTACGCGACGCCCGTGCCGATGCCCGGTGCGACGCAGCTCGTGCTGACGCCGCAGGGCAACACGTGGACGTTCTACGCCGACAACATCGCGTACGAGACGGGTTCGAGCAACACGGGCTACGAGCTTACGCTCACCATCGCCGTGCTTGGCGACCAGGCCAAGGTCGATCTGCTCGACTACGCCACCGATAGCAACGGCGTCGTGTACGAGAAGGCCGACGGCGAGTCCAAGAGCTGCGCGTTCCTGTGGGAGTTCGACGGCTCCAAGGTCAAGAAGCGCGGCCTGCTGTACAACGTCAAGTTCTCCCGCCCGACCGTCTCGGGCAACACCAAGACGGACACGGTTGACCCCGACACCGACGAGCTGACGGGCGTGGCGATCGGCCGCGACCTGACCATCGGCGGCAACGTGGTCAACGTCGTGCAGGCGAGCGTGACCAACGCGACCGCAACCGCAACCCAGTTCGCCGACTGGTTCGAGTCTGTATACATCGTCGGCGCGTAAGGAGCGACATGATCATCCATTTCAAGCACGTGGATGAGAACGCTGGCGGCGAGCAGGCTCCCGACAAGGGGCCGCTCGCCTTCGGCGATTCCACGGACGAATGGACGGCGCTGTGCAGCCTGCACACGCTGACCATCTACGAGCAGGCGTTCCAGGACGACCCCTCAAGCCGCCACAAGTCCCTCGTGGACGATGTGACCGACTACGGGGACTCCGAGGACAACTCGGCGCTGGGCAAGCTGCTCGCCGCCAACTGGGAGGCCGACGCACGCGCCCTCTGGGCGATGCTCAAGTGCGGCTGCGAGGCGGGGCTGAACGGCGACAAGATGGTGGGCGACTTCCCGCTGTGGAGCAAGGCCCATGCAGCCGACGACATCGACATGTACCGGCTGCACACGCTCGTCGTCAAGGAGATCGATGCCTGCTTTCCTGCACTCGCCAAAGCCACCCAGGAACTCGCAAGGCAGCTCGAACGGGTCGAAAAGCCCAAGCGGACGCGGAAGAAGCGGACTCGCGTACACGAAGACGGAGCTGACGATGCTCAAGCTGGGGTTCACGAGGAGTGACGTGCTCGTGATGCCCTACAGCCGCGCTGCGTGGTACGTGGAGGCGGTTACTACGGAGAAGGCCGAGGACGGCGAAGGCGTGCGCGATGCCACGCAGGCCGACATAGACGCATTCTAGGAGGTGTTGAAAAATGGCAGAGTACAAGGGCTTGACCATCCGCATAGGCGGCGACACCTCCTCGCTGAACTCCGCATTGAAGTCGTCCACCAAGGCGGCATCCACGCTTCAGGCGCAGATTCGGCAGGTCACGCGCGCCATGCGCTTCGACCCGACCGACCTCGCCAACGTGGACACCCGCATGCGGCTCACGACCAACAGGGCCGAGGCGCTGCACTCGAAGATAACCCTCCTGCGCAACGCCTACAAAGAGCTGGGCAAGTCCGTCGTGAACGTCGGCGGCGAGGCGACCTCCGTCAAGAAGCTCGCCGAGTCAACCGAGAACATCGCGCTCGCGGCGAGCACCGCCAAGGAACGCTACAACGATATGACCAGGAACCTCGCGGCGAACTACCGCGAGCTTGAGGCGCGCGCCAAGGAGGCCGGGCAGGCCATGAACCTCAACGCGCTCTCCCGCCAGGGCAGCGATGAGACGTTCGAGACGCAGATGGCGAAGCTCAGGGAGCTGGGTGTCGTCACCGACGAGGAGATAGACAAGCTCCGCGAGATGCGTGCCGTGTGGAACGAGGCGTTCGACAGCTCCGAGGCGTACAAGGCCGCTGCCCAGTTGGAGAGCATGTCCGTGGACATGCAGCGGTTCGAGTCCGAGGCGAGGAACTCCACGGCGACCGTGCGCGAGCTGAACAAGGTATCCGCGTACTCCAAGGAGAACTGGCAGGAGTCGGCGGCGCGTGTGCGCACGATGGACACCGCGCTCTCCGAGTGCGCCAAGCAGGCCAGGGCGTACGAGTCCGCCCTGCGCGACAACCCATCGAACATGGCTGCTGCGGTCGGGCGTCTGCGTGCGCTCTCCAACGAGTACGACCTCGCCAGCAGCAAGGCATCCGAGCTTTCCCGACAGGTAAGCGCCTACGAGGGCCGCTTGTCGGGAGTGCTCTCAACCGAGAAGAACCTGCCGCTCTACATCCAGAAGACGGGCGACGCGTGGCAGAAGGCCCAGGACGACCTGAGCGCCGCCAAGGGCAGGGTCGATGCCCTCAACCAGTCCCTCAAGCGTTTGGAGGACATGCAGACGCCCGATGAGGAGCTGAAGGAGCTGCGCAGCCAGATAAGCGCCGCCGAAGGCGACGTGCGCGAGCTGAGCGCGGCAGCGGCCCAATGGGATGAGAAGTTCGAGACGGCGAAGGAATGCGCCGAGCTGCAGAAGCTCCAATCCGAGCTTGCGGACACCACCGCACGGGCCAAGTCGCTCAAGGAGCGCATGGACCTCACCAACCTGGGCGGCAGGTCGATGCTCAACGCGTCCACCATCAAGTCCGCCGGCATGACGCTCTACTCCACGCTCACGCCCGCGATCACGATGCTGGGCTGGCGCGCCGTCTCGGCTGCACAGGATATCGACTCCTCGTACCGCGACATGCGCAAGACCGTCGAGGGGACCGAGCAGCAGTTCGAGGAGCTGAAGCAGGGCGCTATAGACTTCTCGAAGACCCATGTGACCAGCGCCGCGCAGCTCTTGGAGATCGAGTCCATCGGCGGCGAGCTGGGCGTGGCTACCGAGAACCTGCAGAAATTCGCAGAGACGGTATCGAACATCGAAGTCGCCACGAACTACGACACGGAGGGCGCAGCGACCGCGCTGGGCCAGTTGGCGAACATCACCCATATGACAGCCGACGAGTACGAAGGATTCTCCGATGCGCTCGTCAGGCTCGGCAACAACGGCGCGTCCACCGAGACTCAGATAGGCGATATCTCGACCCGCATCGGTTCGATGGCGAACATCGTCGGCATGACGGTTCCCGATATCCTGGCTTGGTCGAGCACGCTCGCGTCCACGGGCATGCAGGCCGAGGCGTCCGGCACGGCGTTCTCCAAGACCATATCGCTCATGGAAACCGCCGTCGCGTCGGCTGGCGGCACCATGGACACCTCATTCGAGGCCATTTCTGAGGCGGTCGCGGAGGGCGGCGACAAGCTGACGATCTTCGCGAACATGTCCGGCTCCACGGCAGAGCAGTTCGCCGACGATTGGGCGACCGACCCAGAATCGGTGTTCGAGGGGCTGCAGAGCGGCATCATGAACGCCAAGGACAGCCTGCAGGTGATAGCCGACGTGGCGCACATGTCCGCAGACGACTTCGCCAAGACATGGAAGGAAGACCCGACCACCGCCCTGAAGAACTTCATCGAGGGCCTGAACGGCATCGAGGAGTCGGGCGGCTCCGCAGACAGCGTTCTCGGCTCGATCGGGATCACCGCATCCAGGCAGAAGCAGGCCATCGAGGGCCTGATGCAGACCATCGGCCTGCTCGACGACAACTTGGAGATGAGCGGCGACGCATGGTCTGGCGTGTCCGACAAGTGGGGAGCGTCGGGCGATGCGGCACGCGAGGCAGAGAAGAAGGCCGAGGGCTTCTCAGGCCAGTTGCAGATACTCTCGAACATCGCAAACGACGCGATGGCGTCGCTCGCAGACGGGGCAACGCCCATCATCTCCATGTTCACCGATATCGCGAAGTCGGCGCTCGATGCCTTCGACGGCATGGACGAGGGCAGCAAGACCGCAGTGGTCGGCCTGCTCGGAGTGGGTGCCGCCATCGGCCCGCTGCTCACCATGAGCGCGACGTTCGTCACGGCAAAGCAGAACATGTCGAAGTTCCTCACGGAATCTACCGTCATGGGCAGGGCCATGCGCACGCTGCGCGAGGGCTTCACGACCACGAGCAGCGGAGTGTCCGACTTCCGATTGAAGGTCATGAGCGTCGGGGAGGCCGCTAAGACAGTGGGCAAGGCGCTTCTGAAGAACCTCGCCGTGGCTGCCGTCGTCGCAGGCATCGCACTGCTCATCAAGGCTGTGTCCGACTACATCCAGAAGACGAAGGAGTTCGAGCAGGCCACCCAGGGCGCTGGGGATGTCCTATCCGGCGTGCTCGCCGGCATCCCGGGCAGCGCGGCTGCGGCATTCGGCAGCGCGACGCAATCCTTCGACGATATGGTCAAGGAGTTCGCGCAGCATAACGAGTCCATCAGGAAGAGCGCCGAAGAGACGTTCGGGAACGCTGCGATCATAAAGGATTACGGCTCTGCCCTCCAACAGGCCCTCTCGGCCTACAACGATGGAGACCGTGGCAATGACTCCCTTGCGAGTCTGAAGACGGCCTTGGAGCTGTACAACGAAGCCGCAGGAGAGTCCATCACGCTCACCGAGGGGGAGGGCGGCGCGTTGCAGCTCATGCGCGACGATGCCGTCCTGACGGCAGGAGAGCTCGATAAGCTCACGCAGTCGATCGTCGCCGCATCGAAGGCGCAGTTCTTCAAGGACGCCTATACGCAGAAGTACGCGGACCAGCGCAAGGCGCTCGACGAGCTAACGGTCGCCCAGGACAAGGCCCGCGAGGCGCAGGACGCGTACCTCAATAACACAGATTCGCGTTTGACCGAATCGCTGCGATTGGAATACGAGAAGGCCAATGACGAGCTTGCGAGAGCCCAAGAGCTGTACGACGGCACAACCGAAGCAGTCAACCAGTACAAGGAGGGCGTGGACCTGCTGACGGAGGCCCAATTGGAGGGCTCCGGCGCAGGAACTCGATGGGTTGCCGACAACGACGCAATCCAGGCGATGTTGTGGCAGAACGGCAATTCTGCTACCGATTTCGCACATACCCTCGACAACCTCGGCATAAGCTACGCGGATATGCAGGAGCAGGCCGGGGGGATAACCGACCTTGCCGAGACGTGGGACGGCTCCATCGGCACGATGGTCGCCGGCCTTGCCGAGATGGGGTACGAGATAGACCTGAACACGGCATCTGTGAACGGGTTGAACTCGGTGAGCATAAACAACAAGACATACTTCGTCGATGACAAGGGAACCATCCTTCAGCAGAACGGCAAGCTGGCGGGCTTCGACGCCATCAGGATCGGCACCAAGACCTACTGGGTCGATGACGACGGCACGGTGTACGACAGCAAGGGCAGGGTCGAGGAGCTGACACGCGCCATCGGCGAGGTGCCAGGAACAACAAACGCTGACGTTAACGCGAGGGTGTACGGGGCCAACGCGGTCAACACGCTGCTCGCATCCCTGCAGAGCTTGGTGCTGTCCCCATGGAACGTGCGGGTCAACACGACCGAGACGCGCTCCGCGACGGGCAGCGTCGCATCCTCGCCCTACATCCCGCGCCATGCAGCAGGCTACATCGCCACGGGTCCGACGCTCACCAACAACGGCTGGGTCGGCGAGGCGGGTGCCGAGGCCGTCCTTAACTGGGGTACTGGCGGCGCGGTCATCCCGCTCACGAACAAACGCTACATGGAGCCGATCGCGGACGCCATCGCGGCGAGCATGGACACGCAGGGCAGCGCGCCCGTGGTGAACGTGACCGTGAACGCGAGGACGGATGCGGACCCGAACGAGATAGCGAGCATCACGGCCCGCAAGGTCAAGCAGGTCTTCATGGCTAGGGGGCGCTAGATATGGCTGACTACAGCGGCACGAAGATAACCGGCACATCGACCTCTGCCAAGGTCTTCAAGAAGAGCGGCCTCGACTGGGTTAGGAAGGGCGACTACTACCGCAACACCAACACGGGCCATGTGTACTACTGCATGCACGAGGGATACCCGACCAAGACGAAGTACTGGGACAAGAAATCCGAGACGTACAAGTATTACGAGCCAGCTACCTGGAAGTACGACCACACCGATATCGTCGGCATGGCGAACGGCAAGGTCAAGTCGCTCGCTTCGCCAGAACGGCAGGGCGAGAACTCCACGGCGTACAAGTCCACATGGAAGGTGCCGTCCGACCTCACATCGTCGAAGAACGGCAGGAGGGCCACGAGGCTCGTGGTCACGCGCAGGGTCGATTACGAGAACGACAAGGGCAAGCAGCACAGCGTCACGACGATGCAGGATTACGGCACGTCCAAGGTAGACGCCACGGTGGACATATCTTCGAGCTGGGTCAAGGTCGGCAAGAAGAGCGGCACTGCGGCGTTCTTCCCGTACACGGGCAACGTCGTGAAGAGCGTGACCATCTCCGTCGCCGCGATAAACCAGCTCAACATCTCCGCAGCCACGCCGCCAGGAGTGCTCGTCCCAGGCGATATGAAGCTGTACTTACTCGACCCGAAGGCGGCTGAGTCCGAGACCCGCAAGATAGCGGCACCGGGCAAGCCGAAGCTCGCCGCCCCGTCGCTGAACACGCAGACGGGCGTGGTGACGTGCTCCATAACCCCTGCGTCCGACAAGGGCTACAAGCCACGCCTGCGCACTCGCTACCAGGTCGAGAAGAAGAACGTCGGCAGCGTAGGCGATGGGAAGTGGGTGCTCGTCACCGATTCGTCGAGCACGTCGAACAGCGCGTTCTCGATATCGAGCGGGCAGCTCGTGAACTGGATGAACGTTACCCATCACTGGGTAGTGAGGTTCCGTGCGCGCTCCGAGGGCATCGGCGGCGCGTCGGGATGGACCGATTGGAAATACTACGGCGTCGGGTGGCCCAAGGAGGCCACGCTGGGCGATGTGGTCATCAAGGACGCAACAGACCCCGACTCATACGGCGACTTGATCATCAAGGACACCAACAGCTCGACCGATTGGCCCGTCGATCGCGTCGTGCTCCAACTGCTGAAGGACGTTGATGCGACGACGCCCGCCGAGGCCGCTGCCGAGGACTGGGACGGTACGGACACAGACGCCGAGGACGACGCGAAATGCGAGGCGCTGTCGTTCAACATCGGCGCAGCCAAGCCCGTACGGGGCAAGCACACCTGGGTTCGCGTCAAGTCTTGGCGAGGCATCGAGGAGGTGTTCGCGACCTTCAGCGACGCAAAGGAACTCGTGCAGCTCTACGAGGCAGCTCCAAGCGCCTTGGACAACAAATGCGAGATAGTCGGCGATGTAAAGGCTGCGGACAGCACGAGCGTCTGGGTCGTCGTGGCGTGGGATTCCAAGTCCACCTCTGAGGACGATGACACGACATCCATGGAACTGTCATACTCCACCGACAAAGACGCATGGCAGTGCATCGACCTTCCCGATGCGAAGCCCTTCGATTGGCATGACAGCACCGTTCATCCGAGCGCGGCATCGTCATGGAATAAGTCTGCAACGATAAAGGTTACCGGCCTCGAAGAAGGCGAGACGTACTATTTCAGGGCGCGCTGCGTGGTCGAGACCGCCGAGTCAACTGAGCACGGAGTGTGGTGCACGCCCCGAGTAGGCATACCTTCGAGCGCGCCGAGCGCAGCCGTGCTGTCTGCGCCGCCGTCTGTGGCGACGGGCAGCGGCATCCCCGTATCGTGGTCGTTCTCGGGCAGCGACGCCCAGGAGAGCTGGGCGGTGTACCCGAAGGGCGGCAAGTCGCCCATGGCGTCGGGGGACGGCCCCGTGCAGTCGGCGGTGATACCCGCAGACCGCGTTGCATCCTTCGCAACCAACGGCAGGCTTGAGATGCACGTGAGCGTGTCCACGGGGTCGCGCAGCGTCGATTCCCCCGATGTAGCCGTCGTGATAGCCGACCCGCCCGAGCTTTCGATAGGGGAGCTTGCCGACCTGACCGCCCAGCCGCTCTCGATACCGCTGTCCTGCACGTCCAGCACATGCACGGTGGCGGTGACGGTATCCGCGCAGGGCGCGACCGACCAGAAGGCATACGGCACCGCATCCCAGCCTGCGGGCGATACGGTGTGGTCATCGTCGGTGCTGCCGGCATGGGCGCTCGACGGCTCCACTGGGCTTTACACGGCAGATATCGAGCTTCCGAGCGGGCGCGACTTCTGGGACGGCGCGATGTACACGGTCGAGGCCGTCGCGGAGGATTCGTCCACCGGGCTTTCGTCCGAGATGCAGCAGGCCGAGTTCGGGGTGGCATGGGCGCACCAGGCACCCCTGCCGCCAACGGATATCATGGTGCTTACGGAGGACGCGGAACCCGACGCCTCCAAGACCTACTACATGTACGACTCAGAAGAGCAAGCCTACACCGAGGTTGACGAGCCTGTTGCAGCCGACATGGGTTCGTACTACGAGGACAAGGGCGTGACCGTTTCCCCGTCCGTCTCGACCGACGAGGACGGCAACGTGTCGCGCATCGTCTCCATCCAGCTCTCGGCACCGCAAGACGCCGCAGACGGCGACGTTTACGACGTGTACCGCGTCACGGGCGACGGTGCGCAGATCATCGCCGAGGGGCTTGCGCTCGACGGGTATCTGACAGACACCTACGCTCCGTTCGGCGAGGCCACGCACTTCTACCGCATCTGCACGAGGACGTTCGACGGCGACACCGCATGGGCCGACTTCGACTACTACCTCGAAGGAGTAGGGCTGCGCTTCGATTTCGAGGGCGATTCGCACAAATACGTCGAGCTGCCGTGGAACGTGCAGGAGCAGGACGCCTACGCCAAGGACTTCGAGCTTTCTAGCGCAATGGACGGCACCCGCGCGGGGGCATGGAACAGCGCCGTCAGCAGGACCGGCACCTATCAGACCGACGTTATCAGAGTCTCCGAGCAGGCCAAGGTCGATGCGATACGCGACCTCGCACGGGCCGCTTCGGCTGCGTTCGTGCGCACGTCGGCAGGATTGGCGTTCGCAGCCAACGTGACAGTCGATTCGCTCGATATCGAGCATAGGTCGAAGGCCATCGCGGTCGGCTTCACGGCTACCGAGATAGACCAGGACGAGTCGTTCTGGGCGACGGTCCCCGTCGAGGATGGTGACTGATGACCGACTTCTCGTTGGCATACACCGCCGAATGGCACCTGTACCGGGTCAACCCCGACACGTGGGCCGATGGCCCCGAAGTCGGCAGGCTCGTATCCGCGTCGTTCACGCATGACTCCGAGGGCGACTCGCCTGAGATGGAGTCGGGTTCGATGACGATCGACGGCTTGCCGAACGAGGTCTGGGAGCCTGGGTACTACCGTGTGGCTATGAGGGCCATACAGGGCGGTGCCACCGAGCGGGTGGACGTTGCGACGATGCTCTGCGAATCCGACAGCGGCACGCTCGACAGGGGCCGCGACCAGAGGAGCGTCATCGGGTACTCCGTGCTTCACCCTGCGGCTACCACCCACGTGAAGGCGGGGGATTTCGCGGCTGCGGGGCAGGACGGCGCTCAGAAGGCCGCTGGAATGCTCTCCGAGTGCATCAAGGCACCCGTGAGCGTCGAGGGGTCCTTCGCGCTTTCCGACCACTACAACTTCGAGGTGGGCCAGCCCGTGTTGGAGGCCGTGTGGATGCTTCTGCGCGCAGGCGGCTACTGCATGCAGGTGGACGGTCGCGGCAGGGTGGCTATAAGGCCGCTCCCGGCCGAACCCGCCCTCGTCCTCGATCGCGCCAACGCCAGGGCCATCTTCCCCCAGGTGGCGCATTCGCTCGACTACACGGGGGTTCCGAACCGCTACACGGTAGAGGACAACGGAGTGACGGCGACCGTCGAGAACGACGACCCCGCATCGCCCACCTCGCACGCGGTGCGCGGCTACTGGGTCGATGCATACGACGACTCCCCAGCGATGCTCCAAGGAGAGTCGCTGCAAGCGTATGCGGAGCGGATGCTGGAAGAGGCGTCCGTGCTAGAGGATACAAGGACGTACACGCGCCGCTGGATGCCCGACGTGCTGCCGTTCGACGTGGTTCGCGGCTCTATGCCGTCTAGCATGCTCGACGGGGACATGCGTGTGGTGTCCCAGACGCTCGAATGCTCCCACGGCATCAGCGTCACCGAGACCTCCGCGAAGGAGGTGGCGGCATGGACCAGGTAGACGGCTTCGTAGAGCTTGCTGACGTTATCGGCATGGGGGGTGCCGAGCGGTCGCATACGGCGGTCGCCACCGTCGTGCGCACGGACGAGGAGGGTACCGTCTGGGTGCATTACGACGGGGGAGTCGTGGAGACGCCGGTGCATGCATGCATGTACGCCGTGAAGCCCGGAGACACCGTTCCCGTGACCACGCGCAAGGGCCGTTCATCCATCGACGGCAACGCGACCGATATACCGCTGTCCTCGTCGGGCGGCAAGGCGATAAACGAGAACGCCATCAAGGCCATCTCGGACTCTGCCGCTGCATCCTCGGCTGCGGCGTCGGCGCAATCGTCCGCGACCAGCGCGGCTGAGAGCGCGGGCCTGGCGGCGCAGGCCGCCAAGCAGGCGCAGGAGGACGCGGACACCGCGAACGATGTACTCGACGGCATGAAGGAAGCGGCGCAGGCGGCGCACACCACATTGGAAGGCGTCTACGCAGACGCCGTGCAGGCGAAGGCGGGCGCTGAGAGCGCGACGAAATCCGCCAACTCCGCCCTGGGCCAACTAGGCATCGTACAGGACGTGATCGGCGTGCTGGACTGGGCATCCAAGCACGGCGTTTTCGTGAAGACGACCGACACCGAAGTAGACGGTTCGAAGGTCTACTTCGTCAAGGACGGCAGCGACTACACGCCCGTGGTCGACCCGCAGCAGTCGGGCCTCGCAAACTACTACGAGCTGTCCATGGAAGGCCCCGACGCCGAGCGCATGCAGGAGTTCATCCTGGCCCATCTGGCGGTCACGCAGCGCGGCCTCTGGGTGCTGCCCGCAGGCATCGGGAATGCGGCAGACGAGCAGCATGCCGCAGGCTACAAGATGCTCCTGTCCAGCGACGGGGCCTATATCTACGACGCGCAGGGCGACCTCGTAAGGTCGGACACCGCAGAGGGCACCGTGTTCGCGGAGGGCAAGCGGTGGTACGTCGGCGGCGAGGACGGCTACATCCTCTACGCGCCGCCCACCGCGACATCCGAGGGAGGCATCACCATAGGCGGCTCCAACGTCACCATCGGCGACGGCAGGACGCTCTCGGAGCTTCTGGCCGAGGTGGACGGCACCATCGTCTTCAAGGTCACCGAGGACTACGGCGACGACGATTCGGACGTGGACCTCACGGCGCACGTGTACCAGGGCGGCGCGGACATAGCATCGCAGTACCCCGACTCGGCTTTCGCGTGGTACCGCAAGGACGAGGGCGGCGCGGCCCCGATGGTCCCGCTGGGAAACGGGCGCACCATCAACGTGCTGCGGTCGAGCGTCGGCTACGGCGCGGCGATAGTCTGCCGCTTCACGCCGCCGAACGACTCGGTGCTCCTGGACGGCTCCGACGACACCCTCACGGACTCCCAGGACAACCCCATTTCCGCCCGAACGCCATCGGGCGACTACGTGCGCGTCGCAGACCTTACCGTGGAGACGACCGTCTTCGACAGCGACAGGCTGCTCGTGGTCGGCTCCGAGGACGAGCACCTGGTCACGGTGGGGACGCTCAAGGAGGTCTTCGGCGACGGCGACTACGAGCGCCTGTCGAACCGCCCGAGCATCGAGGACGTGGAGCTTATAGGAAACAAGACGTTCCCCGAGCTTGGGATATTCAAGACCGACGAACAGGGGTACTCGGTGCCGGACGACTACACGCTGACCACGATGGACATCAACCAGCTCTGGGCGAACGCCCAGCCCGTAGGCTAAGGAGGCTAATACATGGGCAAGTACATAGACGCAGGCGGTCTCTCGCATTTCATGGGCGTGCTGAAGGGCTACTTCGTCCGCGATGTGAGCTACGACTCGACGAACAAGAAGATAACCGCGACCAAGGGGGCCACGACGAGCGACGTGGTGGCCGTGTCCTCCTGGGCAAGCTCGACCTCGCCGAAGATGAACGGCACGGCTGCCGTGGGCAGCGAGACCACGTCCTTCGCACGCGGGGACCATGTGCATCCGACGGACACGTCCAGGGCCGCATCGAGCCATGCGCACGGCAACATCACCAACGGGGGCGACATCACCGCAGCCGCCCCGACAATCGCCAGCGGCGACAAGCTCATCATCAACGACGAGAGCGCGTCGAAGATAACCAACGGCCCCGCGTTCGGCACGTCCACGACCACGTTCCTGCGCAACGACGGCACGTGGGCCGCCCCCAGCCGCTACACCGATGCAGAGGCCGTGGACGCTCTTGAGACGTACGCCGAGGAAGAGGGCAAGGTGCTGCTGAGCAGCGCCGACTACACCCCGACGGAGAAGACGAAGCTCGCGGGCATCGCCGCCGGCGCGGAGGTCAATGTCCAATCCGACTGGAACCAGTCCACCACCACCGCCGACGACTACATCAAGAACAAGCCGACGCTCGGGGCCGCTGCCGCCAAGGGCGTGGACACCTCGATCACGTCCGGCAGCACGTCCGTGAACCTGCCCACCACGGCAGCCGTCGTCAAGTACGTCGGCGAGGTCGCTGGGGCATTGGTCTACAAGGGGACCGTCAGCGCGGCGAGCGGCATGGCCGCGAACATCGACGTGGTGCAGACCAACATCGACACGCTCAGCAACGACGAGATCGACGCGCTCTGGGCCGCGGCGTAAGGCGGTAGCGTATGGCTAAGTACATGGATAGCGGTGGCTTGTCGCACCTCATGTCGAAGATAAAGAATTGGGCCAACGGCGCGTTCCTTAAGCTGTCGGGCGGCACGATGACGGGGAAGATTACTCTTGCCAGCGGGCAATATGGAGATGACTACACGACTGCGGCCCTCGATGCGAAAAATTCGGATATTGTCGGGGTCAACAGTATCTACACTGCGGACCTCGCTGACAACGCAAAAGAAGGCATCCACTTCTATCGGGACACTACGCATGTTGATACCCTGCATGCCCGTCAGGGTGCCTTGTTCTTCACTCCGAACAGGCCGCTCGGGTCAACTGGTGTACCTGTTGATGTTTTGACAAGGAGCGGGATGCTCTCTGGCGTTGAGATGCAAACAACGAACCCGTTCGCCCCAGGCTCATTGAGAGGGCCGTATATATCGAAAATCGACAACGCTTTCTATGCCGCCAACAAACGCTGGACGGTTACGGCTGTCAAGAGCGCCGATGGCGGTAGCTCTGTCGTTGCGAATCTTTTCAACGGGAACTACGAGGATTCATACCAATGCAGTAATGGAGCAACGGCAACGATAACGATTGACTTCACGGGCAGCGGTTCGACGTATGGAGGGGTTGAATGCTTTCCTGGATACCCGTATGGGTACATAATGGCGAGCTTCTACTATAGCGAAATCCCTGAAAGCGTTACAGGCCGTGTGTACTGTAACTACACGTCGCAAGGAGTCGGATGGCATGATATAACCTTCTCGCTTGTAACCGACAGCGGAAGCACGTCTAACGTATTCAGGGCTAGGAACCCGTACTACGCAATCTCGAAACTGGAAATCACCATCACGGCGAGGGCAAGTGGGTTGACAAGCTGCACCCAGATAGAAATGCACCTCGACCGCCCGTATTCGGGTCGAAACCCGTTTTTGAGCAAGTACGCAGCTGAAACGCTGTACTACAACCTCACAGCTCCGAAGTTCGTCGGCGCGCTGGAGGGAAACGTCACGGGCAACTGCTCTGGGACAGCCGCCAACGTCACGGGAACCGTTGCAATCGCCAACGGCGGCACGGGTAAGACAACCGCTGCGGAGGCATGGACGGCGCTCGGCGGCGGGGCCATAGGCAAGAAGAACTCCCTCGCCGCATCCGACATCCCCAACCTCGACGCCTCCAAGGTGACGAGCGGCACGCTCGACAAGGCGAGGCTGCCCGACGCATCCACGTCCGTCAAGGGCGCGGTGCAGCTCAGCTCCGCCACGAACAGCGACAGCGAGACCCTGGCGGCTACGCCCAAAGCGGTGAAGGCCGCCTACACCAAGGCTACGGACGCATTCGATGAGGCGGGGCGCGCACTCAGCGCGGCGACGGGCGCCCTCGTGCTGAAGGTCACGTACTCGATCTCCAACGGCAGCGTCACGGCTGCGGCCCACGTCTACAGCGCGGGCGAGGAGGTAACGGAGAGCCACGACGCCGGATGCTTCGTGTGGAGCTACCGCATCGGCATAGACGATTGGGTTGCGGCTGGAACTGGCTACCAGATAACCGTAGCTATATCCGAGATGGGCTACGGCGGCAGCGTGAAGTGCGACTTCACACCCGACGAGCAAGATGGATCGCAGGAATAGGAGGCGAGCATGCCTGTTACATACACAGACGAGGTGAACATATACAACCCGAACGCCATCGCCAGCGACATCACCGCAGCTGGCAACGCCGTCAAGCGGTATGTGACCGATATCACGGGAGGTGGCGCATTCGTCCACCCCGCAGACGACGACACGGTGGGCGTGCGCATTTCGGAAGACGTGACGATAGTGCGCAACGGCTCGACGGTTGCGAGCTACGGCGACGAGACCGTGATCGGCGAAGCCGACGGACCGCACGTGAAGGTCACGCAATCCGGCATCGACTTCTACGCGGGCCCCGAAGCCGAGGCCGGCGGCGAGCAGGTGAACCGCGTCGGCTACATCGCAACGGACAGCGACGGCTCGCTGTTCTATATGACGAAGGCGGTCATCGTGACAGACCTGCGGTTCTCGAACTGGCAATGGCGGTCTAGGGACAACGGGAACCTGTCCCTCAAGTGGATGGGAGGCGATGAGTAGTGGCGACCATAGTTGTTTCTGTCGATTCTTATAAATTTACGTTTACGTATGATGTAACATCTACAAATACTTCTACAACGATTTCATTTCCAAGTGTTACAGCAAACAAAAGCGTTTCCAGTATATACGGTACTGCATATTTGGAAATAGATGGCACGGTTGTTGAAACGTCCCCGATTAACTCTTACTATGTTGAAACGCTAAAAAAGGTATTTTCCTTTACAAAAACTTATACAAAAACCACTTCTGCAGCGCAGCACCGGATTAGAATAGTTGTGCAGCTTGGCGGGTCTGGAGACAATTCTGCTACTTTCACCGTTCCCGCCCTTGCTTCCTACGCAGTTACCTACAACGGCAACAGCTCGACGAGCGGCTCAACTGCTTCGCAGACCAAGTACTACGGGCAGAGCCTCACGCTCAGGGGCAACGGGTTCACGCGCACCGGCTACACGTTCAAGCGGTGGAACACAAATACGAGCGATACGGGGACGGCCTACAATGCGGGCGCTACGTATAGCAGCAACGCGGCTCTCTCGCTCTACGCGATCTGGAACCGCACCGTCTCGTATAACGCCAACAACGGCACGGGCGCCCCCGCAGCCCAGACCGCCGTCTCAACGAGCGCGATAACGCTCTCCACGACCAAGCCGACGCGCAGCGGGTGGACCTTCGTGAACTGGAACACGGCGGCGAACGGCAGCGGCACCTCCTACTCTTCGGGCGGTACGTACGCGGCGAACAACCCGACCGTGACGCTCTATGCCCAGTGGGCGAGGGCGATCTCCAGTGTCTCGATCGGCAACGCCTCGGCCATCCGCGTGGACGACGCCGAGTCAACCGTCGAGACCGACGAGGGGGAATTCGCCTACATCCAGGTGCCGTACTCCGTGACCGGCTCGGCAGCGGCGAATGTCACCATGGGCGTGACGGCAATCGCAGACAGCGGCGATGCGCCGACCGTGACGCTCGTGACGTACACGGCAACCAAGAGCGCGGACAACACGCTCTCGGGAACGTTCATCGCCAGGGCATCGGGATGCGATGCTAATATCCGATACATCTTCAACGTCACCGTGACGGCAGAGAACACCTCCGCGACGCAGACAGCGATGACAGTCACACGCAAGGTCGTACTCGCTCCCGCGTATTTCACGATGGATGTCATGGCAGGAGGGCACGGCATCGCCTTCGGAGCACCTGCCGTGAGCGATATATTCAAGGTTGCCATGCCCGCGACGTTCACGGACGACGTGACCCTGAGCGCAGACGACGATAATTTCGCAGCCCTGAAGTTCGCCTCGCAGAACCGTACGGGCGATTTCATAAAGCTCTATGGCGGCCCGGACGCCAACGGCGACGGCATCGTGATGGGCGCTGGGGGCGCGGTAGTCGTCGGGTCCGGCGAATCGCCAGAGGCGCTCTACGACGCGCTGTCTTTGAGCCCAGGCGCGGAAGCCACGCATATTGCGAGCGACGGCTCCATTTACTTCTGGTCAAACTGCAACACTATCGCCAATCGTAAGCAGATGATGCTCGACACTGCCGGGACGCTTAACAACAACGGCGCCATAGTGTCCACCAACAACACGTTCTACGCAGATTCGACCGTCGCTGCATTCGACCGTGACGGGGCTGCGCCTTCAGCGGATGCATGGAAAGGCGGCCTTGTCATCCGAGACAAAGACAAGGAAAACTTTGCACAGGTCGCAGCTGTGAAGCGCAGTTCGGCCAACGGCGGATGGAACGAGGTCGGAATCTACCCGTACGCGGAGAACTCGTCTGGTACGCAGATAGACAACGCCCTGGTGCTCGGCGTCAAATCTGACGGTAGCAGGCGCGTCCTGTTGAACCAGGCGGCGTGGCTTTCCGCCCTCGGCCTCAATACCCTGTTCAAGATAGTCACGTCTGCTGCAAGCGCAGAGATAACGCTCAACGCTGGGGCAGAGAACACGGGAACGACATGCAGCTTCACGGGCACGACCGGATACAAGCTGGCTGCTGTGGTGAGCGTGCAGGCATCGAGCAAGAACGTGGCGATAAGCAACTTCTGGAAACGCAGCGAGACTCAGATGGGTATTTCGTCGTACAACCCGTCATCGAGCCAGAAGAAATTCACGATAACTGTTACGGCGCTGTTCATCAAAGACGGATTCGGGATCTAAGGAGCGCCATGGTACCTTTGATAGGCATATTCGGCTCGGTGTGCAGCAGCATCGCCGTCGCCGCGATCGTCGCGCTCTGGCGCATGATGCGTAAGTTCGTGCGCGAGCAGCGCGAGGAGAACAAGCGCAACGCGGAGTTCCGGCACTCGCAGGAGCTTGCGGAGATAACCCGCATGTTCCAACGGGCTGTCGAGGACGGCAAGCCCGTCACGCACGAGGAGCTATCCCATCTCGAAGCGACCTACGCGGCCTACCACGGGGACGGCTGCAACGGGGTCGGGACGATGATGTACGAGCGGATAAAGGAGCACGCGGTCCTCAAGACCCGTGCTGATTACGAGAAAGGAGGTGCGTAGACATGAGCATCAACTGGAAGGCGAGGCTTCGCAACAAGTGGTTCTGGATGACGATGATACCGATGGTGCTGCTGCT